CACCCAGCCACCGCATACCGCGCCTTCGCCATCGCGCCCGGCACCATCCGCGCCTGGGCATCCGCCGGCCACATCCGCGCCCACGGCATCGGTCCGCGCGGCGCGAAGCTCTACTTCATCCCCGAAGTCTCCGCGTACTCCATGAGCATCCGCCACCAGCCACGCGCGCCCAACGTGTCCAGTGCTGCTTGACGATGCGTCAAGGGCCACTTGACAGTTGCCCTCAGCCTCTACAACACTGGGCGGCAGCAGGCGAGGTATCTCTGCTACCCGCAACAGCCCGCGCCCCTGCAGCGCGGTAGGCCCCCACGGACTCGACCCCGTGGATGGCCCCAGCGAGGCCCCGACTCCCCACCTGAGAGCCGGGGCCTTCGCCATTCCAGAGGAGGGGCCCGCCGATGGAGGCGTTGACAGAGGTCGTGGATCGGTTGCTCGCACTGTTCCGCCGGGAGCACAAGCAGAGCGACTACACGCTCGCGAACTAGCCACACCACAGACGCCCCGGACCTGACACGCGAACGAAGCGGAAGGGACCGGGAGCAAGCCAGGAGGTGCGCATGTCGATCACCTCCGCATTCGAATACGCCGCCCGCATGTTCGACCCGCCGCAGCGCAAGTACGCGACACCCGGTGAACTGGCCCGGGCACTCGACCCGCGCACCGTGCAAACCCCGGCGCTCGAAGAGATCGACGCGTTCCTCGTCCGGATCCGCAGCACCCCCGACGGCCGCGGCATCGTCTCGATGCCCCCACAAGAGGGCAAGTCGACCCGTGTCGCGAAAGACTTCGTCACCTGGGTCCACACCGACGACCCTGAATGCCGCGTCGTCACCGCGTCCTACGGGCAGACCCTCGCCAACCGAAACGGCCTCGCGCTGCGCCGCAACGTCAGCGACCACCCACAGCTCGGCCTGTCGGTTGCCCCGGACAACGGCGCGAAGCACGAATGGGAGATCGCCGGCCACGAAGGCGGTGTCCTCGCTGTCGGCATCGGTGCCGGTCTGACTGGCCGGCCGGCTGACCTGCTCGTCATCGACGACCCGATCAAGGACCGTAAGGAAGCCGACTCGGCCCTGATCCGGCAGAACATCTGGGACTGGTGGACCGACGCCGCATCGACCCGCCTCGCGCCTGGTGCGCCCGTCGTACTGATCCTGACCCGCTGGCATGAGGACGACCTCGCCGGGCGGCTGCTGGCTGCAGAGGACGGGCACCTGTGGGATGTCCTGAACATCCCCGCCCAGGCCGACCACGACCCGGCCAAGGGCGAGACGGACCAGCTCGGCCGCGAACCCGGCGAGTACATGATCTCCGCCCGTGGCCGCACCACCGCCCAATGGGAAGCGATCAAGGTCCGCGTCGGCTCCCGCACCTGGAACGCCCTCTACCAAGGCAGGCCCAGCCCGGCCGAGGGTGGCATGTTCAAGCGGGACCACTGGCAGCGGTACGACATACAGCCGTGGCTCGAACGTGAAGACGGCTCGAACTGGGTCACTCACGCCGACGAGATCATCGCCTCCTGGGACATGACGTTCAAGGACACCGCCCAATCGGACTACGTCGTCGGCCAGGTGTGGATGCGGCGCGGTGCCGACGCCTACCTGCTGGACCAGGTCCGTGGCCGGATGGACTTCGTCACGACCTGCGCCCGGTTCCGTGAGTTCTCCGCGAAGTGGCCGCAGGCCGTGCTGAAGCTCGTCGAGGACAAGGCCAACGGCACCGCGGTCATCAACGCGCTACGCCGCATCGTGAACGGCATCGTCCCGGAGGAGCCGCACGGCAGCAAGGAGGCCCGCGCCTCCGCTGTCACCCCGCTCGTTGAGGCAGGCAACGTGTGGCTGCCGTCAGCCGAGCTCGCACCGTGGGTCGGTGACCTGATCGAAGAAGCCGCAGCGTTCCCGACAGGCGCGCACGACGACCAAGTGGACACGCTCTCCCAAGCCCTGAACCGGCTCGTCCTCGCGCCGCTGCTCGACGGCACGCTGCTCGAACCCGACGAGTTCGACGAACTAGACACCGCCGGCTACGCCATCAGCCCGTACTGAGGAGGTGACCCGCATGGCCGACTGGACACAGCCCACCCTCGACGAGCACCTCTCTGAGGTCGCGACGCTGCGGGAAACGCACCTGCTTGAGCAGTTGGACGCGTCCTACAACACCGTCGAGGTCCTCCGCGAATCGCTCGCCGACGTACAGCTCGCGTTCGAGGACCGCGGCTGGCTGCAGCTCACCCTGCAGGCACAGACCGAACTGTCGCCCGCGGGCCGGAAACGGATCCGGGACCTGTCCCGCGTGATGGCGATCATGAACCCGCTCATCAAGCGCGGCCTGTCGCTGCGGAAGGCGTACATCTGGGGCCACGGTGTCGACATCACGGTCCGGGACCAGTCCGACAAAGGCCAGGACGTCAACGCTGTGGTGCAGACGTTCCTGGAGGACAAGTCGAACAAGGCCACGTTCTCCGGGTCGCAGGCACGCGAGGAGATGGAGCAGGCCGCCTACACCGACGGCGAACTGGCCGCCGCCCTGTTCACTGACCCGCTCGACGGGACGGTGCTGCTCAGGTGGGTGCCGGTCGAGGAGATCACCGACGTGATCACCGACCCTGAGGATCAGGTCACGCACTGGTACTACCGGCGCGAGTACACCGAACGCTTCGTGTCCGGCGGCCAGGTCGTGCAGCAGCTGCGGACCGTGTACTACCCGGCCCTCGGCTATGAGCCGCGCGCGAAGCCGTCCACGATCGGCGGCGCAGAGGTCCTGTGGAACGCGCCCGTCCGCATGGTCGCCGTGAACCGGCCGACCCGCGGCACCCGCGGTATCCCTGACGCGTTCGCCGCGATCCCGTGGGCCCGCTCGTACAAGGAGTTCCTCGAGCAGTGGGCCGTGCTGATGAAGTCGCTGGCCCGGTTCGCGTGGCAGACGAAGACCCGCGGCGACCGCGCCAAGCAGGTCGCAGCTAAGACCTCGGCCGCGCCGACCACTGACGTGCTGCGTGGCGGCAACCCGTCCGGTGCCGGAGCGACTGTCGTCACGGACCCGAACACGTCGCTTGAGGCGATCCCGAAGACCGGCGCCACGATCGACTCAGACTCTGGCCGGCCGCTTGCGGCGATGACCGCTGCTGCGTTGGACGTGCCGGTGACGATGCTGCTCGGCGACCCCGGCATGAACGGTGCCCGCGCGGTCGCTGAGACGCTCGACGAGCCGACACAACTGACGATGAACCTGCGCCGGGACATCTGGGGCGAGTTCCACCTCGACGTACTTCAGCACGTCATCGACTGGGCGATCCGCGCACCCAAGGGCGCACTGAAGGGCAAGGTATCCCGCGTCGGTGACCGGGTCCTGGCCGAGCTTCCCGAGAACGATGACCGGTCGATCGACATCACCTGGCCGGACTTCGACTCGACCCCGGTCGAGACGCTGGTGAAGGCGATCGTCGAGGCCGACGGCACGATGAAGATGCCGCCGCTCGTCACCCTCCGCCTGCTGCTGACGGCACTCGGGGTGGACAACATCGACGAGGTCCTCGACGAGATGACCGATGACCAGGGCAACTTCATCGACCCCGAAGTCAACGCCGGACAAGTCGCGGTGAACCAGTTCAGGGCCGGGCAGGATCCGGCTGCCGCGCTGAACGGCGCACCGCAGGACCAGGTGCCGCCCGCGGACCAGTCGAAGCCACAACCGAAGCCGCCGCCGAAGCCCAAGGCGTAACCGGTGGCGATCACCGCGAAGACGCTGCGCCTCACGCAGCAACTGCGCCGCGACCTGCTGAAGATCACCAACCAGCAAGACCGTGCCCTCACCAAGGCGTGGGTCGACGCGTGGGACACCGTCTCCACCGACCTTGAGACCGCCGTCAACGAACTCACCGCGAACGCACAGGGCGGGCTGCTGTCCCGGGCGATGATCCTCCGCTCCCGCCGCCTGCAGTACGCGCTGCAGGTCATCGCGCAGAAGCTCGACCAGCTCACCACCGACGCGGGCCGTCTGATCACCGACGACCTGCCCGGCGTCGTACGGGCAGCAGGCGAGGCGCAGGAAGCGATCATCGCGTCGCAGCTACCCAAGGCCAAGGTCCCCGACCTGGCCGGCTGGGTGAAGCCGGACGCCCGGGCGCTCGACGCGATCGTGAAGCGGTCGACCGAGCAGATCACATCCGAGCTGTGGCCGCTGTCGTCCGAGGCTGACGCGGTCATCCGCCGCGAACTGGTCCGGGGCATCGCCACCGGGGCGAACCCCCGCGCCATCGCGACCCGGGTCATGAAGGGCGCTGAGGGCGGCTTCAACGGCGGGCTGTCCAGGGCGCTGACCATCGCACGCACCGAGACCCTCGACGCACACAGGGCCGCGGCCGCCGAATCACAGGCAGCGAACGCTGACGTGCTCGACGGGTGGGTGTGGCTGACCGACCTGTCGCCGCGCACCTGCCCCGCCTGCCTAGGCATGGCCGGAACCGTGCACCCGCTGTCCGAGCCCGGGCCGCTCGGTCACCCGAACTGCCGGTGCTCACGGATGCCGAAGGCAAAGACGTGGCGCGACCTCGGCATCGACCTCGACGAACCCGAGGCCGCTACTCCGAACGCCGGCGACTGGTTCGCCGGCCAGGACGAGAAGACACAGCGCTCAATCCTCGGCCCCGCCCGGTACGCCGCCTGGGCGCGCGGCGACTACCCGATGGACGCATGGGCCGTACGCAAACCCAACCCGGCATGGCGCGCCAGCTACCAGACCTCGTCCATCCCCGCCTGACCCACCTGCTCCACCCCTTCATGCCCGACCCAGGGAGGTCACGCATGCCCCGCAAGAACCTCACCGAGGCCGGCGCACACACCCGGATCCTCGAAGCCAACAGCGACGGATCGTTCCTCGTCCAGGTCATCTCGCCCGGCTGGGGGAGCAGCGGCTACTACTCGGCAGCGGTCCTCGAAGCCGCCGGCAAGTCGAAGGTGTGGCCCGCCGGGACACACATGTACTTCGACCACCCGGACGCCATCGAGGCAGAGGTTCGCCCGGAGCGGTCCGTCAAGGACCTCGCCGCGACCCTCACCGAAGACGCCCGCTGGGACAGCAGCCGCGAGTCGCTCATTGCCCGCGTCGAACCGGTCGGGCTCGGCAAGACCGTCCTCGTCGACGAGGCGTTCCGCAAGGCGATCGCCTGCTCCGTCCGGGCATCCGCCGAGTTCGTAGTCGGTGAGGCCGAGGGCCGCAAGGGCGTCATCGTGAAGGAGATCTTCGCCGACACCTTCAACTCGGTCGACTTCGTCACCCACGCAGGACGCGGCGGAATGATCCTCGAGTCCGCACGGGCCGCGGTCGACACCGACGTACCGGCCGTGTTCCTGCGCGAATCGGCGGTCGCGAAGATCCGCGAGGCCCGCAACATCGGCCAGTGGATCGAGTCCCGTCTCCACCTCGAGCTCACCCAGCTCGCCGACAACATGTTCGGCGACGGCCGGCTGACCCGCGAGGAGCGGATCTCGCTGTCGTCTGCTGTCGGTGACGCGCTGACGGCGTTCACGTCCGACCTTGAGGCGTCCGCGCCGCAGCTGTACACGCGGGACCTGTGGGCCGAGCCCGAGGCGATGGCCATGGCCGCCGAGGCAACCCGCCCCGCCCGCGAGACCGCCGCTGCCGACACCGAGCAGGCGGTCCAGGACGCGGTCGGGCAGGCGTACAGCAACGCCGACAACGAGACCTACTCGTGGCTGCGGGACTACGACCCCGACGCCAAGGTCGCCTACTTCGAACTGTCGATCGCCGGTGCCTGCACCACGTACCAGCAGTCGTACACGGTCGCCGATTCCGGCGACGTCGAGCTCACCGGCGACAAGACCGAGGTCATCCGGCGCATCACCTACGTGCCCGCCGGCACCACCGAGTCCGCCACCCCCATCGTCCCGGTCCACCCGACCAGGCAGTCCACAACCACCAGGGAGAACACCATGCCCGAGAACGAGGGCGCCACGACCTCCATCGAGGAGTCGAAGCGGCGCGAACTCGAGGAGGCCGCCGGCCGGGTGCCCGTGCTCGAAGCCAAGCTGGCTTCGGAGACCGAGCGCGCGAACACCGCCGAGCAGGCACTCGCCGTCGAGAAGGCCCGCGACTACGCCCGCGACTTCGGCACCAAGCGTGTCCGCGAGGCGAACAGCGAGCTGGACCCGGCTGCGGTCGACAAGATCGTCGCCGACGCGATGCGGGAGCTGCCGCTGACCGAGGCGGACAAGGCCGCCGACCGGCGCCTCGACACCGAGGTGTTCGGCAAGGCCGTCGACACGGCCCAGCTCGCCGAGGAGACCTACCTCGCCAAGGTCATCAAGGGCCGCGGCGGTTCCGTCCAGGGCCTCGGCCAGACCGACGGCACGCCCGAGGTCACCGAGGCCGACCTTGCGGCCGTCATCGAGGGCGCCTTCGGCGGCCCGACCAAGACCGTGAAGGGGGCCTGACATGGCCACGAACGAGGTGTACGACGAGGGCGACGACCTCACCCTCCCGGTGATCGCAGGCACCGTATCCGGTGGCCCTGTGGTCGTCGGCATGATCCCGGGTGTCGCGCTCACCACCCGCGACGCCAACGGCAACGCGACCGTCACGACCGAGGGCGTCTACAACCTGTCGGTCACCGGCGCGATCGCGACCGTCGGGCTGCCGGTGTACATCACCAGCGCCACCGGCGCGCTGGTCGTTGCCCCAGGCGCCGGCATCCAGCTGTTCGGCCACGCCCTCGCCACCAAGGCCGGCGGCGCTGGCGTCATCCCCGTCCGCATCGCCCAGTTCGCTGTCGCCAGCGACGTCCCCGCCTGATCCCCGAAGGAGATCTCATGTCCACGGACTTCCTCACTGGCGACGCTGCTGTCGCGGAGGGCACTGCGCTGCCGACGCGGCACCGCTCCAACAACCCGAAGTACCTCGCCAAGGTCGCAGAGGCCGCGGCCCTCATGGGTCGCGTGTTCAAGGGTGACCGCCGCGCCACCCTGCAGGTCTCAGAACTCATGTCGACCTCGGACTTCCCGAAGCTCTTCGGAGATGTCCTCGACCGGCAGTTGCTGGCTCAGTACGAGCAGATCCCGTCGGTGTGGCAGGGGTTCGCGACCCGCACGCAGGTCAACGACTTCCGGCCGAAGCACTGGCTCGACCTGCTCGGTGGCCGCGCGGAGCTCGACCCGGTCGGCGAGGGCGCCGAGTACAAGGCGCGTGCGCTGACCGAGAACGACTACAAGCTGACCGTCGGCAAGTTCGGCACGCGTCTCCCGCTGACGTGGGAGATGATCATCAACGACGACCTGGGCGCGTTCCAGACGGCACCGACGCGTCTCGCGCAGGCCGCGGTCGACACCGAGGACAAGCTCGCTACCCGGCTGTACGCCGGTGCGACCGGTCCGGTGTCGGCGTTCTTCACCGCGTCCGGTGGCGCCGTCGACAACAAGGCGCTGACGGTCGACACCCTGTCGGCGGCGCTGACCACGGTCGCGACCCGTCGGGACAGCGACAACCGGCCGATCATGATCCGGGCGTTCGTCCTGGTCGTGCCGCCGGCGCTCGAGGTCCAGGCGCACAACATCGTGAACGCGACCCTGATCCGGCTGCGGAACGATGCGTCGTCCGCGTCGCAGGCGCGGGACGTCGAGGTCACGAACTGGCTGGCCGGCAAGGTCGAGATCGTCACGAACCCGTGGCTTCCGGTCATCGACCTGTCCGGTTCGGGTGCGAGCGCGCACAAGACCTGGTACCTGTTCCCGGCGCCGTCCACCCCGCGCCCGGCCATGGTCATGGGCTTCCTGCGTGGCCACGAGACGCCGGACCTGCGGGTCAAGGCCGACGGTGGCATGCGTGTCGGCGGCGGTGCGGTTCCGGCCGAGGAGGGGTCGTTCGAGAACGACGACATCCAGTACCGGATCCGTCACGTCACGGGCGGCACCACGCTCGACCCGATCGCCGCGTACGCGTCGGTTGGTCCGTGAGCCTGCTCGACGGGCTTCACCCGGTCACGACCGAGGGTCAGATCCTGCTGCACATCGCGAACACGCTCGACGAGCTCAACGCGAAGCTGCCGGATCCGGCCCCGGCCGAGCCGGAGCCTGCCGCTGACGATGCGCCGACGGCTGGGGAGCCGGCGCCCGTCAGCACGAAGCCGCCGGTGAAGAAGGCCGCGGCCCGGAAACGGGTCACCGGCCAGTAGCTGGGTGTCGGGGCGTCAACCCGCGGAATCGACGCACGCCACAGACGCAACGCGGGAAGGCGAACCGGGGAGTCCCTGGCCGGGGCTTGTACGGCTGGGCGGCGTCGAGCCTCCTCCTTTCTCCCTGCAACGGCGCGACCTGCGCCCCGACACCACATCACGCACTGACGCTCGCGAGGAGCACCCGATATGGCTACTGCACAGTTCCTGTTCAACATCGCCAAGGGCAAGATTGCGCGCTACGCCGACCTGCCCGACGCCACGGACTCCCTGATTCTCGTGTGGGTGAAGAACACCGGCGTCGAGTCGGACGCGATCCTGAAGGACTACGCCACGCTGTCGGCGCTCCTGGCCGGAAGCAACGACGAGTGCGACTTCACCGGCTACACGCGCCGCACGCTGACCGGTGTGACGGTGACGCCGGACAACTCGGCCGACAAGATGGTCGTGGACGCGGCCGACCCGGCGTCGTACACCAACACCGGCACCACGCAGATCGCCGCCGCCGCGCTCGTCTGCTACGTCCCGTCCACCGGCGCGGCCGACAGCGCGATCGTGCCGCTGGCCAACCTGCTCGTCGGCACCCTGTCGTTCGACCAGAACGTGCTCATCAACGTCGCGCTCGCCGCGACCGGCATCGCCGACGCCGCCTGATCCATGGCCCAAGGCGCCGGGTACTCGTTCAACGCGGACACGGTCGTCGGCTCGACCGTCCGTGACCTCGCGGGCTACTTCCTCGACGGCAAGATCGTCGGCTCGGCAGCGATCACCACCGGCCAGTTCGGGTACGGCAACGCCCTCAACTGCACCGGCGGCGCACTGCAGATCCCGGTCGAATCCGGCACCTACCCGATCAACACCGACGGCGGCCTGACCGTTGCCGCGTGGGTGAAGCTCAACTCCACCACGGCCGCCGCCCGCTGCATCGCCTCCGCCAAGTCCGCGTCAGCCCTCGACTGGGCGCTGTACGCGTCCAATGCCTCCGGCAACGTCGAAGCCGTCATCGAAGGCACCGCGTACTCGTCCTCGTCCAGCATCCGCGACGGCTCCTGGCACCACGTCATGGTCGTCGTCGACCGGATCGCCGGGCCGGGCGCCGAGTCGGTCAAGATCCTGATCGACGGCACCGTCGTACTGTCCTCCAGCGGGCTCACCACCGGCCTGGCGTACTCCGGGGCAGCGACCATCGAAGCCGGCCGCAACGTGCTCTCTGCCGTGCAGGCTCTCGACGGCGTGGTCGACGACTTCCGCCTGTGGAACGACCCGGTCGACTCCGCGTCCTGGCCGACGATCCGCGACAACGAACAGACCGACCTGCAGCTCGCGATCTACGGCTTCGACGACGGCACCGGCGAAGACCTCGGCATCTACAACCGCGACCTCACGCTGGCCGGCTCAGCATCGTTCGCGTCCGGCATGTACGGCAGCTCGCTCAGCTCAGCCTCTGCTGCCGCCGGAGCATCCGCAGCCGTTGCATTCGGCGACGTCGACAGGCTGGCTGTCACCGGCTGGCTGAGGCTCGACACGGCCCCGGTCGGCAGCGCGGCCCCGATCCTCGCGATCGCCGACACCGGCGCCACATACAAGCTGCGTGTCGTCGTCAACACCGACCGGACGATCACCGCGACCTGGGTCACGATCTACGGAACCTACTCGGTCACGTCCGGCTCGGCGCTCACGGTCGGCCAATGGTCCCGGTTCCAGATCGCGATGAACCCGACCTACGTGAACATCAGGCTCAACTCGAGCACGCAGACGGTCACGAACACGTCGAACCCGACACCTCACCTGACCCCTGCAGTCCTCGACCTGCGCACCCTGTACATCGGCGGCGACGCCGCGGCCGGCGGCCAGGTGACGTTCGACTACCTGAACTTCACCCGGAACTTCGTGGAGGCGCCGTCGAGTCTCTACTGGACCGGCCCGGTCAACCGTCCCGCCGTGAAGCCGGTGAACGTTGCGCGCGGCATCTACGAGTTCAACGAGAACACCGGCACCACGGCCGCCGACCAGTCCGGGTCGCACAACGACCTGACGTTGACGGCCAACGGCGGCTGGACCCCGGGGGTCCAGGGGTCGGCGCTCAGCAACGTCGGTGCTGCCGCGGCGGGCGCACGGAAGGCGTCGGGGCTCGCCTGGGACGCCACACCTAAGGGCTGGGCGTTCTCCGGCTGGTTCAAGTGCCGCGCGGCTTCCAGTGGCGCACGCATCCTTGTTTTGAGGAGCGGCGCCAGCGAAGTGGCGCATGTGTTCTACCTCAGCGCGGGCCTTCAGCTTCGGCTGTACGGCTCCGGCGGTAACACGGGGCTGGTCAACCCGAACGGCGGCGGGTTCCCTGCCGAGACGTGGACCCATCTTGCTGCCAGCTGCAACGGCAACACGATGGAGTTCTTCCTGAACGGGGTCTGGTACGCGTCCGCTTCGTTCACGCAGGGCACGCTGCTGTCGCCCACGGAACTGGACGTCGGTGGAGACCCGTCGGACGGCAGCGGCCAGGAGGTCGCCGACGCTGTCGACAGCCTGTCGCTGTTCGACACGCCGCTGAGCCGCAGCAACATCGCGTGGCTGTTCGCGAACCCTGGCGCGCTGGTGACCCCGCCGCAGAACGTGACCCTGGCCACGGCTCACGAGACAGACACGGCGTATCCGCTGGCCGTGACGAAGACGTCGACCCTCGGGACCGCGTCGGAGACGGACACCGCCTACGGGCTGACGGCAACGAAGGCCGCGACGCTCTCGACTGCCTCCGAGACGGACACGGCGTACCCGGTCGCGGTCGCGAAGACCGTCGACCTCGCCACCGCCTCCGAGACGGACACTGCATACCCGCTGGCTCCGGCGAAGGCCGTCGACCTGGCGACAACGCACGAGGCCGACACCGCCTACCCGCTGGACTCGTCGAAGACCGTCACTCTCGCCACGGCCCACGAGACCGACACGGCGTACCAGGTCACCGTCACCAACGAGGGCGTCGCGAGGGTCCTCGACGCCGCCCACGAAACCGATACGGCGTACCCGGTCACCGCGACCAAGACCATCACCCTCGCCACCGCGCACGAGATCGACCGGGCGTTCGCGCTCATCGTGCAGGGCTCCGGCCCCCGGTGGCCCAAGTTCTCTGTCTCCCATTCGCTGTCGGGCAACCTGGAGGTGTCGCATGGCATATGACGTCGGCGACACCGGTCGCATGGCATATGACGTCGGCGACACCGCCTTGTTCCGGCTCGACATCCAGAACTTCGACGGCACCACCGTCGCAGCCGTCACGATCAAGGCACCAGACGGCACCGAGACACCAGGCACCCCGACCCCGTCCGGTGGGGGAGCGACCTGGACCGTACTGGTGCCGCTCAGCCAGGCAGGCACCTGGTACATCGGGTGGACCGTCACCGGCACCGGCTCCGGCACCCAGTGGGACTCGGCAGACGCCGACCCGCCCCCGCCGGCCGAAGTGGCACAGGACGACGTGCGGCTCCTCATGGCCGACAACGACCCGGCGAACCGGATCTTCTCGACAAAGCAGATCGCCCAGTTCCTCAGGTTGAACGACGGCGACGTGCGCCGTGCCGCAGCTCAGGCCCTCGACGTCATCGCCTCCAACGAGGCCATGGTCAGCAAGGTCATCAAGACCCAAGACCTGTCCACGGACGGCGCGAAGGTCGCAGAGGCGCTGCGCAAGCAGGCCACCGAACTGCGCCGCCAAGCCGACGACGGCGAAGGCGACGCGGCATCGACCGGGTTCGAGATCGCCGAGTACAACCCGTACCCGCATCACCCCGGCTGGCGGTACTGATGCCGCTGCCCAAGTCCCGCGTCATCCCGGCCGGCTGGGAAGCGCACCACCGTCCGGTGCTGGACACGACGCGGACCGCGACGATCACGTTCCGGCGGGCTGACGGCGCGAAGGTCCACGACGCGGCGACCGGCTCCACCAGCCAGCCGACGAAGGTCGTGTACTCCGGGCTCGTCCGGATCCAGCACCACGAGATCGGCACGGCCAACGCCACGGTCGCCGCAGGCGAGCTGATCACGACCCACCGGTACCAGGTGTCAGGCCCCGTCGAGATGGACCTGATGAGGGACGACGTCGGAACCGTAGACACGGCCAACGACCCGACGCTCGTCGGCCGTGAGATCCGGGTCCGCGACATCCAGCGCGGGTCGCTGCTGTTCGGGCGCACCGTCATCTGCGTCGACAACCTGGAGGCCTGATGCACTTCGACGTGTCCGAGCTCCGGGACCTGTCGGGTGACCTGCGGAAGGGCGCCGCGAAGGTCGAAGCGACAGCGCCGATCGTGGTCAAGAAGACCGCCCACGACATCGCGGCGACAGCGATGATCTTCGCCCCGGTCGACACGGGCAACCTCATGAACTCGATCGCAGACCCTGACGTTGCTGGACTCACAGCGGAGATCGGTCCGACGGCTGAGTACGGCGGATACGTCGAGGACGGCACCCACAACAAAGACGGGTCTACCCGGATGGCCGCCCAGCCGTACATGGGGCCAGCGGTCGACACGCACGAACCGTCGTTCGGTACGGCGCTCGGCAAGGTCGGGGAGAAGATCCTGTGACCGTCCTGCCCGCGATCACCCCGGTCTCCGACGCCACATACGCGCTACTGCAGGGCATCGCGGACCTGGGGCTGTACGACGGCGAACTGCCGAGCGATCCGCCGAAGGACTCTGACGGCCGGGTCCACCCCTACGCCGTCTTCTTCGGCGGCGGCGGGCACGCGTTCGGTGACCGGCTCAACCGGAGCACCCCGACCGACGTGTCGTGGACCTGCCGGATCTTGTTCGCCGGCGGAGACACCACACGCGCACGGTGGGCGGTCGACCACATCCGCAAGGCGCTCACCGGCAAGCGGCCAACCGGCGACGGCCACCTGACAGAAGTTCTCGACGACGTCACCATCCGCATCGAAAACAACGTCGTTCCCTCCCGGGCCTCCGGGCTGATCATCTACCGCCTCCACATCTGAGGAGCTTCACCATGCCCGAACCGATCCGTGTGCGCGACGACGTCACGAAGCACGAGTACTCCACCTACGGCACGGCCGAAGAGGGCCTGACGAAGCTCGACGAGCCCGCGGTCGACGTGCGCGGCGAGCTACTGCCGGCGAAGTACCCGACCGCCCCGTCCGCCGCACCCACCACCACCGGCCCCAAGGCCACCCCGAAGGAGCACTGATCATGGTTGTGACCATCCCCGCCGGCGTGAAGGCCGAGGGCAACCTGAAGGTGGCCTTCGTTCCGACGATCGCCGCAGTCGCGACACCGACCATCGTCGAGGTCACCGCCGCCGGCGCGCTCGACATCAGCTTCTTCGTCACGGGCGGCAACTTCAAGCCCAGCGGCGACCAGGCCCGCGGCGACGACCGTCGCGTTGGTTCGAAGCAGACCTTCGAGTCCCTCGGTCGCGAGAAGAGCACGATCGACGACCTGGTCTACATCGCCGACCCGCAGGCCGCAGCCGCTGCCGTGGGCAACAAGGCCATGGAACTGTTCCAGCCCGGCGTCTCCGGCTACTTCGTGGTCCGGTACGGCCTGGACGCGGAGACCGTCGACTTCGTCGCGGCGCAGAAGGTCGACATCTGGCCGATCATCTTCGGCGTCCAGAACAAGACCCAGCTCGCGGAGAACGACGAGTTCGCGAAGATCACCATCACGCAGCCCGTCGCGGTCATCGGCATCGTGAAGAAGCAGATCGCGCTGACCTGATCCGCCCCACATGCGAGGGCGGCTGGTACCGGGCTCGGGCCGGCCGCCCTCTTCCTCAGCTCCGAGTCCGCCGAGCCCGAAGGATCGCCGATGAGCGAGTCCGCCCGGAAGTCGTTCCTCACGACCGCCCAATTCGCCATCCTGAATCAGGCCTGCATCCCGATCCGGGAGGCGTTCGGTCCGTGGCTGCATCTCGTCGGCTCCGTCACTGAGCATGCAGGCTTCCGCGACGTCGACCTGCGGCTGATCCTGCCTGACGAGGACTTCGACCACTGGTTCGACGGCCGGGTCATGCTCTGGTCCCTCGTCTGCCTCACGGTCGGCCAGCACGTCACAGCCCTGACCGGGTTGCCGATCGACTTCCAGATCCAGCGGATGACCGAGGCCAACGAGAAGCACCCGGACGGCACGGATCCCGATGGGCATGCAGGCCCGCCCGTACGCCGGTGGCGGAGACGCAACCCAGTTCTAACCGAGCCCCGCACTACCGAGCCCAGGAGTACAGCCATGCCCGAAGACCCGAAGCACACCGCGCTGCAAGCGCTGCTGCAGGACCGCAAGACGTCCACGAAAGGCCGCGCGTCACGCCAGATGGCACTCTGCCTATCGACCGAACTGTCGATGGACCTCGCTGACGCAGAGCGGGAACTGGCCAAGGCGAAGCAGGCCGTCACCGACGCCGAGTCGACCGCCGACCGTCGCGCCGGCGGGAAGCTCGCAATCGACCCCGAGCTCACCAAGCAGGTCACGGCCGCCGAGAAGTCCGTCGCCGCCGCCGAGGTTAAGGCCGATGCCGCATCGGTGATCATCACGCTCACCGCGCTGAAGGCCGCCGACTACGACGTCCTGCTCAAGGACCACCCGCCGCGCGAAGACAACGAACTCGACGCCCTCGTCGACTACAACCGGGACACGTTCCCGGACGCGCTCATGGAGGCGTCCGCCTTGAAGCGGGTCGAGGATGCCGACGGCAACCTCATCGACATGGACGTCGCTGATCTGATCGCGACGATGTCGAACGGCGAACGCACCCTCGCCTGCCAGGTCTCGAACGACATCAACCTGCAGCAATCATCTTTCTCCGACGCCAAATCGCAGAGTCGCCAGCGAAGCGGCAGCAGCTCGAAACGGCGATAGCGCACGGCGTCTCCCTCAGCAAGTACCTCGGTCGCGAACCGGCCGAACGACACGAGCACTACGACGCGGACGGCGCTCTCACCGGGTACACGATCGTCACCCGCGAACCGGAGTGGACCGACCGGGACCGCGAACACATCACCGCCCTGCAACAAGTGAAGGCCAACGAGTGCCCGAAGTGCGGCGGCCCGCTCGACCAGACGACCGACACCGAGCACGTGTCGTGGCACGTCACCTACGACGAATGCAACCGCTGCGAAACCGTCGCCTACAAGCAGGCGAAGGACAACGGCGCCAACGACAAGGACGCCCGCAAAGAGGCTGCCCCTGTCGGCCGGCTGTACCGCGCATCCGCAGTCCGCAACCCCTGAGCCCGAGAGGCGGTGTGACCCATGGCTGATCGCACCGTCAAGGTCCGGCTCGAAGCCGACATCTCCGACTTCGTCACCGACATCGGCGTCAAGGCTGTCGCCGCCGTAGACAAGCTCGAGGCCGCCGCTCTGCGGGCGAACAAGTCGATCGGCCACATCGGGAACGGCAACAAGCTCGATGAGCTCGGCAAGAAGGCTGACGTCGCCGGGTCGAAGCTCGAGAAGGCCGGGGTGCGGGCCACCGCCGCCGGACGCATGATGGGCGACTCCGCCAGCTCCGCAGGCAAGAACATCGACGGGCTCACCAAGTCCGTCGAGAAGGCAGACAAGGCAACAGCGGACAGCTCGAAGACTGCCCGGATCGCCGCTAAGGACGTCGACGCCCACGCGAACGCGGTCGGCCGGCTCCGGGTCGCCCAGTTGCGGCTGGCCGAGATCCAGAGCAAGCCGAACCCGTCAGCGGCCTCGACGGCCGGCGCCGAGGAGTCGGTCGCGTCTGCCGAGCGGGCGGTGAAGAAGTTCGAGAAGGCGGGCGACGACTCCGGTAAGGGCTTCGGTCGTCGCTTCGGCGCGGGCATCAAGAAGTGGCTCACCAGCGACGGCACCAGCGTCTTCAAGCAGCTGGGCCAGAACGTGGGCAACGGCTTCTTCGCCTCTCTCATCGGCGTACTGAAGACCCCGGTGATCGGCCCCGCGGTTCTGGTCGGTCTGATCGCCGCCATCACGGCCGCGGCAACCCCAGCGGGTGCTGTCATCGCCGGCGCCCTCGTCGCCGGTGCAGGTGCCGGACTGTCCGCGATCGGGTTGAAGTTCGCGGCCGAGTCCAGGGTCGTCAAGTCGATCTGGGCCAAGACAGGGTCCGATCTGGGCGCTCAGATGCGCACCATCTCGAAGCCGTTCGAGGCGACGTTCGCGGCGCTGAGTGTCGTGGCGCGGCGCACCTTCGCCGGTCTGAAGCCGCAACTCGCGGCAGCCTTCAAGTCGCTGGCCCCTGAAATGACCGCTTTCGGGGACTCGCTTGGTCGGGCGCTCGAGAAGCTCGGACCCGCTCTGCAGCCGCTGGCCGGTGCCTTCGGCAAGGTTCTGGGTTCGCTGGGTCCGGCGATGAATGACCTGTTCTCGCAACTGTCGACGAGCCTGACGAAGCTCAGTGCGTCGATCTCGAAGAACCCGACAGCGCTCGCTGACTTCGTGCGCGGCATCGGGGGTCTGACCGGCGATCTGCTCGGCTTCGTTGGCCGCCTGAATGACGCCGACGCCGCGTTCAAGCGGTTCACCGGCGGCACGTCGGCCGTGACTGCGCTGATGTGGACCTTGCGTGGCGCGGTCGCGATCGTGACCGGCCCGATCGACCTGATGGCGAGGGGTCTCAGCGCTGTCGGTGACGGCATGAACTGGATGGCCGGGAAGCTCGGTACGGGCTCGCAGGCCATGGACCAGGCGGGCGCATCCACAACGACGTTCTCCTCGTCGCTGTTCAAGGCTGCTGCCGGGCTCACGGCATCGGCGAACGCGGGCCTGCACAATGCTCACGCGACCCATGAGGCGAACGCTGCGGCGCGTCTGCTCGCCGGGGCATTCGACCGCCAGACCGCAGCGACACAGAAGTCGATCGACACGCTGAACCGGATGTCGTCGCTGCTGCTGTCCCTGTCGGGTTCACAGATCGACTACGCGCAGGCTGTTGCGGACGCGACCCAGGCGATCAAGGACAACGGTCACACGCACGACTTGGCGACCCAGAAGGGCCGCGACAACGCGCGCGCGCTTCTCCAGGTAGCTCAGTCGGCGATCAGCGTCCGCGATGGCATGCTGAAGGCCAACGACGGATTCCTCTCCTCGGCCAAAGCTGCCGAAGCTGGTCGCGCCACCTATGCCAAGCTCGCTCACCAGATGGGCTACACCATCCCGGTAGCGAAGGCGATGGCGGCCGAGCTCATCAAGATCCCGCCCGTCACCCGCGTGGCCGTGACAGCGGATATCAAGGACCTGCAGACCAAGCTCGCCACGGCCCAGACGGCACTGAAGAGTCCGCACCTGACGGCGACGAAGAAGGCCAAGCTCGAGGCGGAGATCTCGGGCCTGAAATCCGGGATCGCCACATCGAAGGCACTGCTCGCGACCCTGCCGCAGACCAGGACCGCGAAACTGCAGGCGGACAAGGCCGATCTCGAAGCGAAGATCAAGGCTGCCACGGCGCTACTGGCGAACCCGAAGCTGTCGGCCACCAAGAGGGCCAGGCTCACCGCTGACATCGCCAACGCGCGGGCCGGGATCTCCACGATCAACGGGATGCTCGGCAACCTGCCCCCGAGCAAGACGATCACCATCACCACCAAGCTCGTGACCGTCAAGAGCAGCGTCACCAGCGGTTCAGGTGTGGGCGGCGGCCATTCAGTCGTCGGCAAGGGCCAGGCCGACGGCGGCTACTACCCGAACGGTGTCCCCTCGTACGCGGACGGGAAGCTCCCCAGCCAGGCGATGATCGCGCCCGGCAAGGGCGGCGGCATGGTCCAGTGGGCCGAGCAGGAAACCGGCGGGGAAGCGTTCATCCCGCTCGCACCGTCGAAGCGGGACCGGTCGGAGAAGATCCTCGGCACCGTCGCAGACAAGTTCGGCATGGGCCTCGTCAAGTCGTTCGCCAACGGCGGCATCAACCTCGCCAACGGGCAACTCGTCGACATCGCCTACCTGCTCCAGCAGCTCGGTATCCCGTTCAACCCGACCGCAGGCGTCAACTACAAGTCGACGCTCACAACCGCGAACCGTACAGCCCGCGCCGTCGCACCGGCCCGGGCGAACGCGCTCGCCGCGGGCCGGTCAGAGCAGGCAGCGAAGGGTCAGGTCACCTCGATCCAGCGGGCCATCCAGTTGCAGCAGCGTGCCGTCACGGCCGCCCGTGCCCCGAAGCAGACCACCAAGGCAGGCCAGGCCGCCGAGGACCGGAAGGTCGCGGAGGAGCAGAAGAAGCTCATCCGACTCCAGGACCAGCTGTACGTCGCGAAAACCAAGGTCACCAAGGCGACCAAGGCAAGCAACGCCGCCGACGCGGTCTACAAGATCCGTGCCGAGGCCGCAGCGAAAGCAGCACAGGCCAACCGGGACGCACTCGCGAAGCTCGTCGAGCAGCAGCAGGCCGCCGTCGACCTCGCCAAGCAGGTCTCCGACAGCCTCACCGGCTCCGCGAACATCGGCGACCTGTTCCAGCAGTCGCTGACCGGCTCCGGCCTGCTCGCCGACCTGCAAAGCCAGGGCGCCGACCTGAAGGAGTTCGGGAAGCTCATCGCCGCACTGCGCGCGAAGAAGCTCGACCAGGACCTGATCTCACAGATCATCGGCAAGGGCGCCGGCCAAGGCACCGACCTGGCCACGGCGATCCTGGCCGGAGGTGCTGGCCTGATCAACTCGCTGAACAAGGCGCAGACCAACCTGGAGAACCAGGCGAACCAGATCGGCGCCGGGGTCGCGAACCAGAAGTACAACGTCGCCGGTGCACGAGCGGGCGGCGGCGATGTGACCGCGGGCAAGACGTACCGGGTCAACGAGCTCGGCAAGGAGTACTTCACCGCCCCTGTCGACGGCCACATCAGCCCGGCCGGTGTCGACCCGAAGCGGTACATCCGCAGCATGGGCGGCGGCGGCAACTGGGGGAGTGGCCCGGCCAGGAGCGAGGTCCACCACCATCACCACAACACCTTCAACGGGATCGACATGAACGCGGCAGGGTTGATCGCCGAGAAGGCTCAAGACATCGCCGAGTTCCGTTCGAGGAGCTACTGATGCCGTTCCCCGAAGAGACCGAGTTCGTCCTGCCGAACGGGCTCACCCTCAACTCCGACCGCGACGCCGACGGTGTACTCATCACCTGCGCCTCGGTGTCCGGCTGGGGTTCGCCCGGTTCCAAGAGCCAGGGCACGCCCCGGGAGGGTGAGCACGGGAACTCACCAGCGCCGAACCCGAAGCTTGACGCGCGGGTGCTGAACCTGCAGGGCCGGATCGACGCACCCACCCGGCTCCTGCGGCAGCAGGCCGAGCATCGGTTGGAGGCAGCGCTCGGTCTGCAACTGTTCGACTTGACCGTTGTCGACAGCATCGAACTGCACACGCAGGCGCAACGGTCGGGGAAGGTCGACGTCGACGACGACACCGACACCGCCTGCAACTGGATGGCCGAGCTGACCTGCCCGGACCCGCGCAGGTACGGCGCGTCGAAGCAGGTCACGATGAACCTGCCATCCGTGACCGGCGGGCTGCGGTTCCCGATCCGGTTCCCGATCCGCTTCACCGGGTCGTCCATCTCGGGCGATGACACCGTCACCAACGAGGGCAACGAGTCCGCGCCGCTCGTCGTGACGTTCACCGGGCCGCTGACGACACCGAAGCTGACGAACCTGCTCACCGGGCAGTGTGTGCAGTACAACGACGTCCTCGCGACCCAGGATGACTTTGTCGTCCTGTACCTGCGGTTCCCGCTCGTCGTACTGCTCCAGGGCACGGCGCTGCGCACCGGGAAGGTGTCGACCGGCGGAGGCGGCGTCTTCGGGATCAAGCCAGGCCCGAACGCCCTCAGCTTCCGCGCCGCAGCAGGCACCGGCACCGCGCTGATCGAATTCGACGACACGTACCAGTAGAGGAGACATCAGCTGATGCGTGACCTGATCGGCATCTACGACGCCGGAACCAACCAAGGCGAGATGGCCGCGTCTGAGTGGCGGCAGACCGACACGTCGCTGTTCCTCCGCGACACCGGCGACCTCGCAATGGCCGGGGTCCGCGGCGGCGCAGTCACCAACGTCGGCTCCGCAGTCACCATCGCGCCGTTCACCGTCGTCGTCCAGCCGACCGCCGCGACCGGCGTCTACCGCGCAGCCTTTCCATCTGGCGCGGGCGAGCTACTGAAGACGATCCCCGCCGCCCACGCCACCTTGGCCCGGGTCGACGCGCTCGACGTGAAGGTGTTCGACACCGAAGCCGACTCGTCCGGGTTGCGCGGCGCCGACACCGTCATCACCGCTGGCACACCCGGCAGCGGCGTCGCCCCGTCGTTCACCGGCAACGGTGTCCGGCTCGGCACCTTCGCCGTCCCTGCAGCGAGTGGCGGCAGCCCAGTCTGGACCGCCAACCCGAACCTCGTCGGCTACGCAGCGGCCGGCGGCATCCTCGACATCGCCAACCGCCCGGCCAGCCCACGCGCCGGGACGGTCATCTACAACCGCGCCACCGGCGTCCTTGAGGTGTTCCATGCCGGGGCCTGGCGCAACATCATGTCCTCGGTGTGGTCGAGCTGGGTGCCGATCTGGACCGGCGCGTCACAGAACCCGCAGCGCGGCAACGGTGTCGAGGTCGGCGCCTACCGGATGTCCGGCGGCATGGTCGACGCCTACTGGAAGTACACGTACGGGACGTCGTTCGTTGTCGGCATAGGCATTTGGGCCTGGGGTCTGCCGGTCGTCGCGCACGCCGACTACTCGATCGCATCCGTCGGCCAGACCATCTTCAACGACGCGTCGACCGGCGACTTCCTCACCCGCAGCGCCGTCATCGTCGGCAACACCGGCTCGTTCGCAGCCGTCACCGAGGCAGGAGTCCGGCTCGGCCCGGCCGGACCCGTCCCGGCGCAGGGCGACACCCTCGGCATCCTGCTGCGGTACCGTCCCGCCAACGAAGCGCCGTGACCCAGCAGCCGCCGCGCTTCGAGGCCATCTACCGGTACTGGGCGTGCGACCTGCGAACCGGCGCGAAGATCGCGCAGCTTCCCCTCAAACCGGCCGGGGCACTCCCGGACCGGATGTCCGAC